CTCATCATTCTTAGCAACTGAACCAATGGAACGCTTGCTAGTAATTGAAAAGATGTTATCTCTAGGCTTGATCACAGTCGAACAAGCTATGGAGATGGAAGATCTAACGCCTAATGGAAGCGAAGGAATAGCATAATGGAAAACCAAGTAATCACCTTCACAGCAGGGCTTATTGCCAATGTTGAAGAACGCTTAATCTCAGGCAAGATCGTGCCAGCAGGTACAGGCGAAGTAGGTAACACTTCAGCAGGTAAGGTTGTATTCGAGAAGGGCGCAATCGCACTTCCGGAAGATCCTAAGACTGTCAAGTTACTTAATCAGCATGACTCACGCCAGCCACTCGGCAAGGCAACACAATTTACAGAGCAAGAAGATGGCATTTATGCAAGCTTCAAGGTGAGCCGTTCTAACCGTGGTTCAGAAGCTCTTATCCTTGCAGAAGAAGGATTGCAATCAGGTCTTTCAGTAGGCGTAGAAGTAATTAAGTCAAAGCAAAAAGGCAATGTGATGTTCGTATCCGCTGCCAAGTTGCTAGAGGTTTCATTGGTAACAGAGCCAGCATTTAAGTCTGCTCAGGTTATCGATGTAGCAGCTGAGGAAGTCGAAGCTGCAACAAGCACGAGCACTAAGACAACAACGATCAATACGACAATCGTAGAGACCGAAACAGAAACAGAAACAGAAAGCGAGACAGCTGTGGAAAATACTCCAGAGACAGTTGCAGCAACAGCAGTAGAAGCAGCAGCGGTTGAAGCTGCTCGTCCAACTGTGGTAACAGCAACTACATTCGTGCGTGAGCGCGTAGCACCAATCACTTCAGCACAATACCTAGAAGCAAACATCAAGGCAGCACTTGGCGATGACGAGTCACGTCGCATCGTTCGCGCCGCAGATGATTCAACATCAACAAACACAGGTTTGACACTTCCACGTCACCTAGACACATTCATCACAGACACCTTCACAGGCCGTCCAGCATTTGAGGCATCAACACGCCAAGCACTTATCGATTCAGGTATGAGCTTTACAGTTCCACGCCTTTACACAAACGCATCTACTCCAGATGTTGCACCAACAGTTGCAGACACAAACGAAGGTTCAGCACCATCTGAAACAGGCATGACATCTGCGTACGACACAGTAGATGTGAACAAGTTCTCAGGACTACAGCGCGTATCATTCGAGCTCGTAGATCGTTCATCACCTGCATTCATGGAATTGATGATGGTCGAATTGCGTAAGGCATACGAGAAGGCAACAGATACAGCACTTTTAAATGCATTCATCGCATCTGGTACAACAGCAGCAACTACAGCAGCAACAGCAGCTGGATTGCAATCATTCATCTCTGTAGAAGGCGCAGCAGCTTACAAGGGTACAGGCGGAGACTTTGCTAACAAGCTAGTGGCCTCGACTGACCAATGGGCGGCAATCACCGGATACGCGGATACCACCGGACGAGCACTGTACTCAGCACAGGGAGCAACATACAACGCAGCAGGTACAGCAGTAGCTACATCTGTTCGTGGCAATGTTCTTGGTACTGACTTGATCGTAGATCACAACATCGCTGCATCTGGCGTAATCGATAACTCAGCCTTCTTGGTTGCACCATCTTCAGTATATGTCTGGGAATCTCCACAGACACAACTTCGCGTGAATGTTCTAACTTCAGGCGAAATCGAAATCAACCTGTATGGCTACTTGGCAATTTATTTGGCCAAGAGTGGCAAGGGTGTAAGAAAGTTTAATCTTACATAATTAAGACAGGTTATTAAGTCGCTCTAGGGGGTCAGTAGCCCTCTGATCCCCTAGAGTCTTTAGAAAGGATTGCACATGGCACTTACAACAGTTGCAGAGCTTCGCAGTACATTAGGCGTTGGCACTTTGTATCCAGACGCAACCCTTCAAGAAGTGGTAGATGCCGCAGATGTAGTCCTTCTACCTATGCTCTGGACTAACTCTTATTTCAATATTGCACACAGCAACACAGCCACTACTGGCACTCTTTACTTTGACGAAAAGGTCGAGAAGATCTTTTATGTAGGTCAGACAGTAACTATTGCTGGCAATGGATCAAAGCACAACGGATCAAAGACTCTCACTGGAGTAGGCGATTACAACATCACTTACAACATCACAGGCAATAACAATGTGCCAGCAGTAGAGCATCCAGTCCAACCTTTTGGCACAGTTTCAGGCGATACTTATGTCGATTACACTTTAGATGCAGCAGTTCAGAATGCAGCTTTGATGATCGCTGTTGAGATCTGGCAAGCGCGTACAGCCACCCTTTCAGGCAGTAACGCTGTTGATTTCCAGCCCTCACCTTATCGAATGAGCGCACAGCTACTCGCTAAGGTAAGAGGATTGATCGCTCACGCGTTGAGCCCTAATTCGATGGTGGGCTAATGCCTGTTGCCGTCACTACTCTTAGAACCACATTAGCAACCGCGTTAGTCGATAACGCTAAGTGGCAGACCTTTGCTTTTCCACCTGCAACAGTCCTTGCTAATTCTGTAATTGTTTCTCCAGATGATCCTTATTTAACACCGAGCAACAATCAACACATCACTGTTAGCCCGATGGCTAATTTCAAGATTATTATGACTGTGCCTTTATTTGACAATGAAGGCAACCTTAACGGGATTGAAGATACAGTCTGCGGCGTGTTCGCAAAGCTTGCTGCATCATCTTTGACCTATAATGTAAGCGCAATCAGCGCACCTAGTATTCTCAACGCTGCATCGGGAGACCTTTTAAGCTGCGAGATGTCCGTATCAATCCTTACGAGTTGGAGCTAAAATGTCCGAGTGGGAAAAAGAAAACGAAGCCTTCCTGATCAAGATCGGGCAGGTAGCACCATCATCACCAAAGCCAGCACCTACAAAGAAAGACGAGGAATAATCTCATGGCTGTATTTCTAAATAACAAAGTCGGTGTGAAGATTAACTCCGTTGATCTTTCAGACCATGTCACATCAATTACTCTTAACCGCACATTCGATGAACTAGAAGTTACTGCAATGGGTGACACAGCACACAAGTTCGTTAAGGGCTTGGAAGCATCATCTGTAACAATCGACTTCCTAAATGACACATACACTGTCTCACTTCTAGTGAACAACACAACAGACATCAATGGTGCTGTTGGCGATATGTCTACACAGTCGATCACATTTACTGCTAACTCAACAGTTGCAGTAGCCACAACTGGCACATTCTAAACAAACTATAAAGGGGCAAACTCATGGCAAAACTAAAGATAGTTCGTACAGATGGAAGCGTATTGGAAGGCGAGATCACTCCAGCAGTGGAGTACTCATTCGAGCAATACGCTAAAAAGGGCTTCCATAAGGCGTTCCGCGATGAAGAAAAGCAGAGCGATGTCTATTGGTTAGCATGGGAAGTAACACGCAGAGCAGGTGAATCTGTTAAGCCTTTCGGGATTGAGTTTATCGAGACACTTAAGAGTGTTGAGGTATTAGACTCAGACCCTTTAGCTTAAAGCGCGATCTTCCGTTCACCTATCTAATCGCTAGGCTAAGCATTAGATTGGGAATCGCGCCACAGCAGTTACTAGATTTAGACAAGACCATGCTCGATGCATTAGTGCAAGGGCTTAAGGATGAAGCGAAAGAGGTGAGCGATGCCAGCAAGCGTAAAGGGCGGAATCGCTCTTAGAAAGTCTCTACGCGCTTTCAGTCCTGATCTTGCCAAAGCATTACCCAAAGAGGTTGCAGCAGCTCTAAAGCCTATTACAAAGGCTGCTAAGGGCTATCTGCCAGATGATGGTCAAGTGTTGAGCGGATGGTTAGCGCGTGAAGGTTCAGATGCGCGCTTTCCTGTTTATAACGCTCGAATTGTAAAGGGTGGCATTGGTTATAAGACCACACCTTCCAAGCCTAATCGCAGAGGCTTTAGATCTCTTGCTCGCGTATTCAATAAGAGTGCTGCTGGAGCGATCTATGAAACTATGGGGCGTAAGACTCCACAAAGCCGATTTGTACAGAATCAGCAAGGCAAGTACAGCTCCCAGATGAAGGGCGATCAGAAGATGGAAGGTCGCGCTTTGTTCCGTGCCTATGAAGAAAACAATGGCAAGGCTAGAGAAGCAGTATTGGCAGCTATTAAAAACGCAGCAGATAAACTTAATGCAAGAGCGAGAGGCTAATCATGGCTAATGTAATGATTGACATTGCTGCGGAGTTCACAGGCAATAAAGCCTTTAAGCAAGCAGATTCATCAACGGATAAACTCACCAAGAATGTTAAAAAACTTGCAGGTGCTTTTGGTTTAGCATTTAGTGCAACAGCGGTTCTGGCTTATGGTAAGGCTGCCGTTAAAGCAGCAGCAGAAGATGAGAAGGCTCAAAAGCAGTTAGCCCTAGCTCTTAAGAATGTTGGTTTAGGGCGAGATGCCGCATCTTCTGAGGATTACATTCAGAGACTTCAGACTGAGTTCGGCATTCTTGATGACAAGTTGCGCCCTGCTTATCAGACACTAGCGGTCGCGACACAGAATACTAATGAAGCACAAAGACTTCTCAATCTATCGTTAGATATAAGTGCTGCAACTGGTAAAGATTTAGCATCTGTTACAGGAGCGTTAAGTCGTGCATACCTGGGGAACAATGCTGCGTTATCTCGATTAGGTGTAGGCATATCAAAGGCAGATCTCAAGGCTGGCAAGTTCGAGGATATTATCTCCCAGCTTGAAGGAACATTTAAGGGAGCAGCAACAGAATCTGCTAATACTTTTCAAGGTTCAATCGATAAGTTAGGCGTTGCTGCTGCCAACGCTTCTGAGATCATCGGTACAGGTTTAATCGATGCCCTTAAAGGTTTAGGCGATCAAGATTCCGTTGATAACCTTGCAAGTTCTATGCAAGATGTTGCTATCTACACGGCAGATGTCATTCGTGGTATCGGTGTAATGATTGAAAAACTTAAAGGATTGCCGGGGGTTGGATTCTTAGACATCCAAATGATCCCTATTCTTGGTGCTTACATTTCTGCATTAAATGCAGCTGGTAGAGCATCAACTAGTGGACAGAGCGGTATCAATGCTCAAGGATTGGCAGATCTAGCCAGACTTCAATCTATCTATGCTGCTCGCACCCTTAAGACTAAAACTAAATTAACAGCAGAAGAAACAAAAGCATTAAAGGCTGCACGATTAAAGGCTGCGATCGACAAGGCTAATCTTGCCCTTCTTAAAGGTGAAGAAGTCTTTGACATGGATAAGATCCAAGTTGCAGCAGCTCTTACTAACCAAGCCGAGCAATTAGGCAAGGCAACTAGCCAAGCGCAACTTCTACAGATTGCCAATGATACTGCTCGTCTAAACATCAAGAAGTCAATCTCGGATTTAGAAGATGCTATTGCTTCTAAGGATGAAGCAGCAATTACTCCTGCAACCAAGAGACTTAATGAAGATCTTAAAATCTTTAGTGCTTTGACTGCTCAGAATGTAAAACTTGCAGACATCAAGTCAATCCTTGATAGCCTTAAGCCTGTTGATCTAATCAATCAAAGCAACTTAGACAAGGCTT